GACACCGCTAATACCACTTGCCGCATTTCTTGAGTATTGTGCACGCTGCTTAAACTGCTGTAAGATAGCCAGCGGTCGTGCGTAGCGTAGAACACCTCGTAAGTACTGCTGACGCGCTTCTCCTGTCATACCAGCAACTTGCCCAAGAACCCCAAGGCGATCATCTTGCATATTTGGTCGCATCTGCTCGTGAATTAACTTTGTTGCTTGTACATCAGTAAATGCATCGTGAGCACCCACTAGTTCGCTACCTGTTACATCTTTGTAGATACCACCAAGTGTGTGAGAAGCACGCGGTGTCATACGTCGAGACATTTCAAGTGTATCCACAGCTTCTGGTTGTATTTCTCGATCAAGAACTTTAAGGTCAAATTCTTTTATGTTATGACCTACGACTTGAGAACCTTTATTTAACTCTTCGGCAATTTTATTACGAATCTGGTCTTGATGCAAAAACAGACGAGCACGTTCTGCCTGATCAGAAGTTGTCATTAGTCTACTTGAGATACGCTCAATAAGGTCTGATGAAGTACCTCTCGGAAAAAATGGCGTAATATCTGCCACAGTTCCAGACGAACTAAGAATGTCTTTTCTTGTGCCTGAAGGAAGTGCAAACATTTCTTCTGGGCCATTTTGCCCGATAATAGCCGCTTGATATATATCCAACTCAGATAGTGCTTTGGGTGCTCTGTATTTATTTAATTGCGCCTCAGTCAAGCCAAGTCGCTGAATAAACTTGGTGTCTGTTGTTAAATCATAGCTCCGCCCAGAACGTGCAGCGGCTCGTTGCTGCATGGCTAAGTAGCGTAGTGCAACTTGCTTAGCACGCTCTTTTTCACGCCTCTGTTCCTCGGTATCTGATTTCCTCGGTTTGTATTTTCGATCAATAAAGTTCTGCAAAAACTCAACTGATGGGTTTTGAGTTTCTAAGTCAAAGTACACTGGGCCCGAGTCGCGAGCACTTCCGCGCATAGTCGCAACTGCTGCAGCAGCATCTGCTAGTTGTCGATCGTCAGTAACACGCCCCGCTACAGTTGTGGCCTCATTACCAGCAGATCGACTGAATCTCCGTCCCTTCTGAGCACTCTCTAAAGGTAGTAACTCTAACAGTTGACTCCATTTTTGATTTGTTGCTAAACGTCCACGGCTGCGTGCATCTGTAAAGTCAACATCATTAGCTACGTTCTGCTCTTCCGCGGTCATGCTTTCTACTATTTGAGCAATAGCGGCCAATCTATTTATCTCTACAGCCTGCGACGCGGTCATTTGGCCGGCTCTTACTCTCGGAGTCATTCCTTTAACAATGTCAAAAAGTTGAGGAATACCTGTTCCAGCAGCAGAACTTTGCGGAAAATTTTGCACAATTCTATCAATTGAGTCTCGCTGCAATTGAGCGCGAAGCGTACTTAATCTTGATTCTTCCGCAACAGTTCTAGTAGCTTTAGCCTCAAGTTCTCGAATTTCCTTACGGCGTTTTTCAATCTGTCTGGTACTTAAGGGCTGTCTGCGAATGTTTTTTCTAAGTGATTGCGAACTAACTTGAGCTTGAATATTAGTAGTGACCGCTGCATTTGCTTCCGGAGTTAACCCAGCAGGGGCTACAGCATTGTCGCTTGTTACAACATTCTGAGCAAGCTTTTGCAATAGATTAGGTAAATACGAATTTTCCGCACTAATTGGGAATTGATCAGGATCATTTGGCTGCTGTCCTCGAGCCTTTTGACTAATGTCGAATAATGACTGCATTAGCTGAATTATTTCAAAAGCAAGTTTTTCTTCTGGATTTAAACCACTCGCTAATTCTTGTTGCTGTACTAACTGAGTTTGTAATTTATCTATCTGTGTGTTAAGTTGTTTTAACTCAATACCAATTCCCTTCGGTAACTGAAACGTATTCGATCCTGACCGATTAGCAGAACTTTGCTTTATACGAATATAACGACTTAAAACTGCTTTTCTTTTTTGTAATTTTTCAAGCTCTGCTCTTGTACTATTAAAATCGGAAAGTTTTGTGCGATACTGATTGATATTGTTACTAAATTGCTCTACTACAAGCGCGGGATTGGTACGCATCATTGCGAGAATTCTTGGATTTGTGTTACTGAGCCGACTTGCAAAATCAGACAGTGCTATAGGTGATTCGTACAGAGAACTATCAAATGAATCTGATGTGTTTGATTCTTTTATTAATCCCTGAAATGGAGTACGCGCATACATTTCTGCGTCCGATGAACTAATTCTATTCATAAAATTAGGAATAACCGGAGTGTATACTAATTCAGGTCGATCCTCACCGCCAAAATCCGCCATTGTTTGAGTTCTTTCTGTCTCTAAACGCATTAATTCATCTTGTTCTTGTGCATTTAGCCGGTCCGGTGCTATTTGGCTAAGTGAATGATAATTTAAAAATTTTGTAAGGCGCTCCTCTTGAGACATTCCTCCAAAACCATGTGAAGGTTCGATGTACCCACCTTCATATCCTTGCACAGAATTCCCTAATATTTTCGCAGCCTCTTGGTGCATAGCCATAATTCTACGAGCGCGTGCCCGTTCTTCTTCAGTTTGACCTAAATCAACTTGTGCGCGTAATCCCGCAAAATAACGATCTAACGTTGTACGATCGGCGCCCGCATTTTTAAAAGGAAAGTTTGCGTCTGTAATTGCGGTGGTGCTTCCGGTCTCTGCCTCAGTTATTGCACGAGCAGCTGCTAACACGTTATAACGATCAGTAGGATTTACCTCTGTTATCGGAATATCAGCGGGAAGACGTGCGCCCAGCGATTGTGCTAAAAATTGCGCTTGAGTCTGTCCTTGATCCTGAGCAGTACCTAATTGCTGAAGTAGTGCGAAAGCGCGACTCATGTCTGGATTATCTCGCAATCTACTTTCATCAAAAAATGAACGAGCTCTCAAGAATCCTTCAAAACCGCGGTCTTCTTCACGAACCTGACCAGTAGTATCAAAATGATCTAACATTACGGCTACATCTTGAGCAGACTTACCAGCCTCTCTAGCTCGCATAGCAAGAATTTTTTCAATTTCAGCCCGAATTGACTTGCCAACTACGCCAATTACTTGTGCAATAATTTCCTTTGGGGTGTTTTTATTTACGTCAATGCCTGCTAATCGATTTACTTGATTTTCAGTAAGATTTTCAAGCATAGGCATATGTGCATGCGTTGCATCAAGTTGAGCACGTTCGTCAGCGGTTAATGTTCCACCCATTTGATCTACTTGCCGAAGTTTTGCGTAATCAAGAATAGGAAGCCCCTGTAAGGAAAATTCTTTTAGCTGCTCCGCGCCAGAAAATATCGCATTTAAAGGAGCAACTTGATTTTTTCCAAATTGACTAGTTATCTCATCAATCGGTTTTATAGCTCCAGATTCATCAGTTATTCTACCAGCATGATGTAATGCACTAAATACACTACTGTCTTTTCTACCAGTAAGGCCAAAAAAAGTTCCCATGACATCCATGATTTCTTTTTCGACCATGCCGACAGTGTTACCCATTTCTACTTCACGACCCATAAATGTACGAGTATGAGGCGTACCAATTTCAGCGACTTGTTGTGCGTACGATTGTTGCTTAGCTCCTTGAGAAACCGCCTGTTCTAACGCGTAACCTGAGGATGCTTTTAGAATACGCTGCAGTATAGTCGGCGTTGTATATGATTGAACTGGTTGGGGCAATCCTTGTGCAGCTAAACCTTGTCCGATTGTTTGCGCCGTTTGTATAATTCCAATTGACGCGTCAGAAAAAGGAGCAATCCCTGTTAAATGCGCGCCAAACATTAATTGCAGTGCCTCGTCTGCAGATAATTCACCGGGTCTACTTGCATCGAGTCTACCAGAAGCGTCTCTAAAAGGCACTCCTAAAAGCTCACCTCTGCGCTGAGGATTTGTAGTTTCACTTAAAATTTCCTGCAAAAATCGTTGATTTTTTACAGCAGTTTCCCGTTCTGCAGCCGCATCATTTCTTGTAGATTGCGTTGATCCAGTAATCTGTCTCATGTACGCTTGTTGTTCTTGATATTTAAATTGCTCCATCATACGTGTTGCGTACAACCGTGCGCTGTTTTGTGTTGGAGCAGCCTCTTGTTGATATACAACCCGCTCTAGAAAAGAATTATCGGACGTCTGTGGAATCATCGCGCCCGGATTTTCTAAAAACTGCTGAAGCATATCAGCTTTGTGTAAATCTAAAACGGAGTCACCAAGCGAACCTGAACCGTAAACACCTATTGGACCTTCTTCAGAACCGCGACGTCCAACAAGCGTGGTGTCTTGACTCATTGCTGCTACTGCACGTTGAATAGCAACTCGTGAGTTTGCTAATGTTCGAGGTAATTGAATAGTCCTTGTGCCGATTTGTACGTCAACTAAGTCATTTTTTGTAATTTCTTCGTTGATTTGTTCACGCTGACTTTTTACCTGCTGTTCAATATATGTATCAGGACCACCACCAAATAATTGCGAAGGTGAGTATCCAGCAACTTCAGTTCCGCGGCCATAATCTTCTCCTTGAATTTGCTGACGATAATCAGATTTTTTACCGCGAAGTGCTTGACGTAGTGCACTTTGACCGCGTCGCGTGTTTATTGCATCTTTTGATTTGTAAATAGCTTTTGCATTTCGTGAATGTAAACCAGAAGGCGATCCGGGAATATTTTCTATATTAGTACCGCTTAGGTCTAAAACGCTAGGTCCAGTCATGCTGTCATCAAGACCTGCGTCTGCAAACAAACTAGCTATTGTTTGATCGATACTCATATCGCTTGTGTCAGCATATGATATTTCTGATTTAGGTATAATATGACGAGCTCCACTCTGCAATAAAAACTGAATTTTCTTTGCTACTTGAGAAAAAGATTGACGTAGCATGCCCGAATCGATTTTTACCGTTTGGTAAGAGCTGTCTGTTTCATAATACTTAACTACCACTCGATCTAGAATACTTTCTAAAAGACGAAAAGCATCTTCGTTTGAACCTGATCGCAAAGTCGCTACGCGTCGGCTTGCTTCTCCACCTAACTGTTGAAGAATTGGAGTTAATATAGCCGCCAATTCATTTTTTTGCTCGTCTTTTTCTTTAGTTGATTTAGGAAATAGCTTATTAAAAAGAGTTACAATACGTTCTTTTGATTTTGTGTTTGCAACCCCGGTAGTCTTTTTTTCGTTTTCTAATTCTTGCTGCAAACTTCTTATTATCTCTAAGGTGGAAGGATCAAACTCTTCGGGATTAACGTCGAGTCGAGTCCGGCCTCTTTTGCTAGTTAAATAAGAAATTATCTGACGCGCTTTAAAGTCAGTTTGTCGATTACCAATCGCTGTTCTTTTAGAAAGTTGCCCTTCCTCGTTTAAGCCTAAAGTAATGTCTGTTTCTGAGGAAGCAGTTTTTAGCGTGGTTGGAGCTGGTCTTGCAGACTCGGCTCTAACAACAGTTGCAGATCTGACAACAGGTGCAGAAGTAGCTACAGGTGTGGGAACTGACGCCACACTCTCTCTTAATCCTTCTGCTATTTTTAATAACTCAACGTGATTTCTTAATTCATCGTTTGCTTGTTTTAATGTCTCAGTGTATAGATCACTACCGGCGGCATCTTCCAGATTTTTATAATGCTGCTGTAATCCCGAAGCTATATCTTTATCTCCAGTACCCATACTTAAAAAATCTTGAACAAGTGATTCTCCACCTGCCTGCGCTTTAACTTTCTCTAAAAGACTTAATAACTCTTTTAAACTAGATACTGTTTCTCTTATTCCATCGGCCATGTAGCCCCTCCTATAAAAATTGTTCTAATAAATCGGCCTCCTTCTGCTGTTCTAGTCGCTCTTTTTCAATACGCAACTTTTCCTTACGTCGTACACTTCCCTCGAGAGATCGTAATCGAGCGACGATTACGACTGCAAGATGTGCATACGTGATTAACGATAGTTTATGTGCGTGAAGCGCACTGAATTGAGTGGGTAGTAAAAAGTGATCTACCCACATACCCAGTTCTTCTCTTGTTGACTCTGCAGTACGCAAGAATAAATGAATACCGTTATTCCGACTTGTCGGCCGATAAGTCGGCGTCTTTTTGTAATGTCTCGATGTACTTATCGAACATATCCTTGCTAATTTTTCCAAGTGTCCAAATGTTTTCTGCGATTTCACGTACAACCTCCCCATTGGCTTCTAACAACTTACGTGCCTGCGCCGTATTCATCTTTGGCCGAACAAGGCCTTCTGCCAAGGTACCTACTGTAAACTCAATATTGTCTACCTCTCCGTTTTTGGACGACTGTTGGTTGATTTTCTCCATCTGCAAAAAGGACAATGCACGAATTCGTACTCGTTTTGCCAGCCCCTTAATGGTGATGTCTACTTCTAGAATTGAATCATCCCTTAATAAATCATCTACGTTATCGTAGTACTCTCCTGAACCAAATGCGTAATCAATCATGTAGAACTCCTTTTGTATTAAAAAAAAAATAAACCCCCTCCATTTTTAATGTGGAGGGGGTTTATTCATTGCTTAGTAGTCTCCGTTAACTGCTGGAGCCACTGTGAACCCACCGTTATCCATAAAGTCAAAGCTCATGGTAACTTCGTTATTTGCGGCATTGGTGATTTGGTAGCCAGTAAGGATTGCTGAAGGAACAGTCATAGTGTAACCACTCTTAGCAACCAACTTAATTGCGATGTACTCACCTGAATTTGAAACATTAATCAAGCGTGTGTGCGTAGTACGATTATCTAGCGGGAGCGTAATCTGGAATGACCCGTTGATTCGCTTAGTAGTCGTAAACGTATACATCTTACCGTTATCATTCAAAAAAGGACCTGCGTCGACTTGGTTGGTACGAAGTGATGCCTGCCACTGCGACACAAAATCGACGTTATCATACCCAGACGTGGTTGGGTTGTAAATCTTGAGGTAACCCTCAATACCTTTTACTAAAGACATGTGTTAATCTCCTAAAAAAATTTCACGTTTACTTTGGAGTGATGTATGTCTCAACCCCAACGGCAGACGTGTACACTGCCGAGTTATTTAAACGTTCCACTGGAAACGAATAACTTTTGTACGGATAGAATTGAACTTCATACGGTATAGTAATATACGGTATACCGCTAACAGTAAGCGGTCGATCAATTTTACTCAGTAAATCTGCGAGGCTATCAGAGGCAGTTGCTAACGAATTAGACAACGACCGAAAAGTCACAATACCTTTCCAAGCGCTTGTGTTTAAAAGACCATACGACCCGCCCAAACTTGAGTCACTCTGATACACAAGATACGGAAAACTGCTCTCTGATGGCGCAGCGTTGTAATAGATTCGACTATTATACTGCCCAGATATTTGTGTTAAAGCGCGGGCAATAATTCTCCAAACGTTTGGGAAAAGTGCGTTAACAATCATGATACCTACTGAAACATTTTATTGACCATGTCTGCTACGTCTCGATCTACTTCAGGTATGATTGAATTCATAAATTTTGTAGAAATAGGTAAACAAACTAAATCAATAAAAGATGTCAAACTTTTATTAAGATGCTCTTCAGGATTATCAGCTGCTTGTTGAACAGCTTTATCTACAAGAACTCGAATAGAACTTTCTTCTATTTTTTTATCTGTAATTGCTAGCGTAAACTCATGCGTTAATTTATACAAGTCCATAATTGCAGTAGCGTGGATATGTGCGCGCAGCGCATCTAAATCAGGATCGGCTATCTGCTCACTTGGAGAAATTAAAGAAGGTTCAACCGTAGGAAAAGACGCAATTAGTTCTTCAGTAGCGCCTAAAGATCGTGCTTTTTGATTTATTTCTGCAACAGTCAAAGAGTTTAAATACTCAGTAATACTTTGTTCTAACTGAGTGTTTAAAACTTTAATCGTTTGCTTTGGAAGCTGTTCAAAATAACTAATGAACTCTCTAATCCGATCGGTTGTTTTCATTTCTTTTTCTCTAACTGAATTACAAAAGCACCCATAAGGCTATGCTTTGCAGGAACATAAATAACGTCATAAATTACGTTATTAAACACAACTTTATCTTTCTCAGTTATTTCTGTTGTGTAGGGTAGCTGAATTTTTATTGTATTTGTGGAGATAAGTAACTGAAGTGCTCTTTCCTGTGAATCTGGTTGTTGTTGCACTGACCCCTGCCGGTTGATCAACCGGCAGGGAACATTACTTATTTCAGAAAATGACTCAGTGTACTCACCGTCTACTGAGCCGTAACCGTTAAATTTTTTAATAGTACACGTATCAACAAGAAATAATTCAGCGGCATTTCGAATACTTAGTGCTTGGTCAGTCCACGACATCGCGAACCTCTTTTAGGCGCGCCTCTACGAGTTGTACTTTCTTCACTGACTTTCCTTGATCGATCAATTGTTGATGAATCCGCTCAAGGGTTGCGACGGCATCAAATTTCTTTAGAGCCGCTTCAAACTCAGCTACCGACCGAATCTCAATGACGCGCAAAATTTCACCATCATTTACAAAGTTTGGTGAGTCAACTAACTCAAATTCCTCGTTGTACTCTTTAAGTAAGCCAGACCGAAACAACCCCGAATTTAATTTTCGAAATAACTTATCCTCAGGCTCCGAATAAATCTCAATTACTTCATCATCGTACACAAATTTAGTACGCTTTTTACTAGAATAATCGTAACTATCTTCCCCCGTTGTCAGTACCCATCCAATCTGCAAACGTGTATCCGTCGGGTCCACACGTAATCCGCCAACAACGTTGATCGGGACTTTTGTGTATCGCTTGTAAATTTTATCTTGCAGATTGAAATAAATGTTGTTAAGTGCCATTAGTATACTCCTTAAACGATTTTGATAACGCCGATATTCTCAGGCATATCAACAACCATACCGTATTGCATCCATGCGTGGAGCACGTAATCGGGTGGTTGAATTGTGGCGTCGGTTGATTCGTAGTACTCAGTTCCACCGTAGAGAAGAATCTCACCAGCGTTATCACCTACGACAATAATCTTGTCTTCAGGGATCAATGCCTCGCGCAAGTTCGGCAATTGATTACGGAATACTTGCGGAAGTTCAATGACGGGAACGCCCATATAAACTGAAACACGACTCGTATTCAGGTATTCCAGCAACTTTTCGTTAACTGGGTAGGCAATGCGGCCATTACCATCGGCATAAGCGTATTCATGGAAACCAGCAAACTTGTACATAGGCAACAACGATTTACGCGTACCGATAATGGCTTTTACTGTACCAGCCGTATAGAGCACATTCTCGATCATCGTGTCCAGAGTTGCAGCAGTAACCGCAGCAGTCTGAGCATAATGGCTTGGCGTGTCAGTTGAATTCCAAGTTGAAGTCAATAAATTAAACACGCGTGTAACAAGATTATCAGTAAGATCAAACTGAAGCTGCTGACGCATCTGATCTACAGTCTGTACAGCACCGTTCTGAAC